CGTTCAAACTCGACACGCAGAACCTGGTAGTGGGAAGTTTCCTTCCCGGATTTACCCCGATTTACGCAGACTTGAAAAACAAGTTTGCTTATGCGGTAATCAATGTGAGAGTTGCGGAAGCCTATACCACTGGTGGAGAGGCTTTGTCTATCAAAGTAGCCAAGAACTCTTTGGCCTATGTAGGCATGTTTGTCGGAAGTGGTAAAAAAGGCGCAGAAGTGACGGCTATTGACAAGTCTAATGCCAATTACGACGTATTGACTATCAAGGCTGCTTTCGGTGAAAATATCGCCAAAGATGCGGTTCTCTTCCAAGCAACCGCAGTCGACGGGCTGAAACAAAAGTATGTTTCAAACTCCGCTTTGTATGAAAGAACAAAGGTGGAAGATGGTATCGTGTTAGTTGCGCTGCTCCGTACAGCCGCAGAGATTGAGCCTTCAAAATTGGTTATGCCGTTTTCCGAGAACGATAAAGCCAATATGAAGGGATGGTTTGAATTTAACGAGTAAGGAGGTAGGATATGTTTTTAACGATTCAAACATTATTCGATGATGCGAACATTGTATCCGCTATCATCAGACGTGTGAACCAAACGCGTAAAGATACAATCTATTGGCAGCAGTATCTTACTTTCCGTAGAGTAACTACTCGTCTGTTCAAAGACTACATCGGCTCTGTAACTGGAGTGATGGCCGGTTCTATCAACTCACGTTTCGGTGAAAAGCCCATCCGTGAACGTAAAAATATCGGTTCTGGATATGGTGAAATAGCCTATCTGGGCGATGCATATCAAATGTCTATTGACCGTCTATCTGAATTGCAAGATTTGATTGACAAGTTCAATCAAGCCAAACCGGCAGACCAAAATACAGCATTGGAAGAAATAGTAAACTTCCTGGCAGATGACTACCGTCAGATTACTCTTGCAGCTCACAAGCGTATGGATATTATTGTCGGTGCATTGTTGATGACTGGTGAAGCCACCGTTTACAATAAGGATGCTGCAATAACTTCCGGTCAGACCAACAATAAGCTGCTGGAAATTACCCTTCCATTCAATTTTGTTAAGCCTACAACTGGAGATATAATTGTTGATGGCAAGAATATGTTCATCTCTTATTTAAGAGAGAAACTACATTCCCTAGCTCCAGACTTTGGCGCTTATGCCAAGATGATTATGACACGTACAACCTTCAACAAGAATGTACTTGGCTCTTCTGAATTTGGCGAACAGTACAAGATGATTCTCGGCACTAACGAAATGAAATTAAGTACCGGTTTGATTTCTTCTTCGTTGGCTTCTGAAGCTTTTACTGGTATCGGTCTGCCACGTATCGAAATCAAAGAGGATTACGTGAAAGACCAGACAGGAAAAAATGTGCAGATTTATGCAGACAACCGTATCACCTTGCTTAACGGTGATGAAGTAGGTTATATGCGCCATCATACCCCGTATGAAGCGACAGATCCAGTATCAGGGCGTACTTATGTTCCATCAGAGGGGCAGATGCTTATATCCAACTACCGTGACAAAAACGGTCGTTATATGGAATATACGGCAGAATGGATTCCACAAATTACCAATCCGGATTTGATCACCAATTTCGATTTGAGCGAAATTGCATCAATCCAATCAGCATAAGGAGGAGGATATGAAAGTAAAGGTTATATCTGTTTTCCGTGATAAGTTTACTGGTAAGTATTACAATCCCGGAGAGGTGATTGAAATTTCCGAAGAATCCCGTGTATTGGATGTAGAAAACCGCAAACTTGGCGAACGGGTTGAAGTGAAAGTTTCTGAAGAAAAGAAGGAGATCAAAATA